ATAGATACATTCATAAGGTTTGCGTCTATTCTTTCAGCAATTCTTTCTTCAGCCATCTCCATAGTGATATACAAAACATTTTTATTCATTGATAAAATATGAGATGCGATATGACACATGAATAAAGTTTTACCGACACCTGTACCTGCAAGGGCAACATTCAAAGTTTTAGGAGGTAAGCCACCTTTAGTTATCTTATTAAAGAAGTCAATATCAAAAGGTATCTTCTCTTCTTTTGTATGATAAAAATCAAACCTTTGGTCTATGTCTTCTAGATAATCATGACCTACCGATGTATCGAAACTTACAGCTAGTGCATCAGATAAAATATCAGGTATTGCTTCAGGAGACCGTTGTTTGTCTTTGCCTTCGATTATGTGAATGCCATCTAATACAGCATTGTGTATCGCACGGTCTTTACAAAACTTTTCAGTTGTATTTAATAACCAATCTAAATCTACATCTTGAGGATTGAGTGTTTTGATAATATCAACAATGCGACCATATTCGGTTTCATTCAAATCTTTTCTTTTTTGTAAATCTATTTGTAAAGTTTCTTTAGTAGGGTTCTTGTTATACTCAACAACAAACTTACGGATTTCTTCAAAGATAGTTCTCTCAGCACGGTCTTCAAAATATTCTTTTCTAATGAAAGGTATAACCTTTCTAGTATATTCTTCGTTGTAAACTAAATTACGAAGTGCTGTTCTTTCTATTCTTTCCGATTGTTCCGTCATCTATTTCCCTCTCTATATTTTCAGCTAGTATGTCACCAATAACTTGTCTAAACTCTTCACCATCAGTATCAACATTATCAGGATTTCTAGCAACATTGTAATCAAACTTTAATCGTAGTTTTTCATCTTCTTCAATAAATTTAACCTTGCCATAATAATATATGACATCTTTAAACTTACCTTCAGATATTTTAAAACCTGTAAGATTTGCTTTATTGTTTTCTACGAAATTATATTTAACTGACGCCATAAGAAAATTCTTTTTGAGCTGCCTCGTCTAGTTGTTGCATTATGTCATCGGTAAAATATTTCTCAGGATCATTGTTAATTGTTTTAGCATATTGTTTAGTGCCATCAGGTAATTCAATACGAGTTGATACTTGTTTGAATATACCATGTTTGATTGCTAAATCTAACAAGCCATAATATCTATCTAAACCTTTTTCATAACTTAGCCGTACATCGACCATAGAATTTTCTTTTGATAATCTGGATTTGTGTGTCTTACAATGAATTATATTACCCACAACCTCAGTACCATCTTTGTCTTTTTTCTTTGATAAGTAAATGATAGTTGAGGCTGCATATTTCAAACCAGAACCACCACCCATTTCTTTTTGAGGAAACATAGAACCTACAACATCATAAGTATGATTAGTTATTACGAGAGGAACTTTTGCTTTACCTAGTTTCAAAGTTAAAACTCTAAATGCTGCTTTAGTTACTTGTGCTCTAGTCATATCTCTAGTTTCTTTACCGGCTTCTGTGTCTTCTACTTCTTTTGTAGTTGACAACATACCTAAACTATCTAATACTAAAAGCAAAGGTTTTCTATCAGCTTCATCTTGCTCTAGATAACTATCTAATACTCTTAATGATTGTGTTCTAAATTCTTGAACAGTTGTAACAGGCATTACTACCATACGCTTAGTATCAATACCTCTGTTTTCAATTAAGTCTTTTGTAATCGCACTTTCACTTTCAAAATATATAACACCTGCATCAGGATTATTATCTAGAAAATGTTTACACATTCCTAAGACAAAAAATGTTTTACCTGTTGCAGACTCACCTGCTAGTGCTGTGATTTTATTAGCAGGTATACCTCCATTAATTGTTCCAGATACAAGACCATTGAAAATATATGAACCTGTATCTATGTAGGTTGAAACATCACCTGCTTCAACACCTTCATCAACAATGGAGGCAAATTCGTTTTCTGTATCTTTAATTACTTTCTTTAGGAAGTCCGTCATCTTTATTTTCACCTTTTTCTGTTAATAGTTGCTTTTCATTTTCTACTACCTTAGTTGCAAAATCTAACTTGTCATAGACTTTACCTATGGCTGTCATTTCGGATGCTCTAAATGCACCTCTCTTTGAAGCAACATCAATTATATTTTTTAAACTAACTAAATCTGCAGGATTTAGTTTTTGTTCATCAAGTTTTTTCATTATGTCATTCATTACATTTCTTCCTATTTGTTTTCGTGTGCCCAAGCAAGAGCTTCTTCTTCGGACTTAAATCTATGTTCATTTCCATCATGATCCTCAAAGATAATTACAGATCCCCAAGGTGATTTTGATTTGAAGTAAGTTTTCCAGTCGTTACTTTTTTCAGAAGTTTTTTTCTTTGCTGGTTGTTTCTTTTTTCTTGGCATATTATTACTCCTATTATATCATATTTATATGAAGAAATCAAGGCTTGCTTTCTTCGATGTTTTCCATAAGTTTCTTTTCTTATTTTTTATATTTCTTTCTATACCCAATTCATTATATAATCTATCATTTAATTTTTGACCTGATACATCATCTTCACTCAAACATGCTTGTTGATTTTTTCTAATATAATCAATATGTTCATTGTCACTCATATTTAATTTTTCAATAAATTCTTCTTCGTTTTGAACTCTATAAAAATCATCTAGTTTTGTATTTTTCTGTGTATCATACTCTGGGTGTAAAAATGGTGACACACCACATTTTAATAATTCTAGATATTTAGATGTTGCCCAATCTTCTTTTATAGGTATTGCTAAACTGTGTTTAGTATCAAACATTTCTTGGTATAAAGTATCTCTTTTTACTGCACCTTTAAATGATCTACTACTATTCATTATTTCGTCTGGCCATTTACCATATATTGATACATCATCAAAGTGGTCGAGAAACCAGTTTTTTAAAATAGGATAACGAGGTCTACAACCATTACTAGATTTACCTTTTAATGTTTCATCATTACTTGCACAATTCAATGCCATACCTATTTTAGTTTTTCTATCTTTCCAAGTGTCATCGACTAATTCTATGTCTTCATCTAAAACCGATGTGATTTCTACATTTGCATACTCTACATTGTGAGTTGTTTCTGTCATTTCATTGGACATATATTTTAAATAATGTTTAAATGTAACAGTATCATTTATTTGGCTTAATAATTTTATTGGTTGATTTAATAAATCATAAGAACTAACCATAAGGTGTCTAGGATCATCACAAATACCAATCCACTTTACATTCAATTCGTTTAAGGTAAATGTATAAGGTGCTATGTAAGTTTTTGATCTTTCTAATACTTTTGCTACTTGTCCACTCTCTAATAAATTTTTACCAGGTATACTTCTCAATAACATAGAGCCATATGCCAGAACACCTGCATCAATGTTTATATTGTATTTGTTAAAATATTCTATGCACGACTCAAATCCTCTTTTTTTATCATACGCACTAATGACATTATTATTAGGAAACAATCTAGTTCTTGTTGCTAATGGCATATCGTTCACATCGTTAGGTCCTATAAGATAAAAGTTATCATTAGGATTATTATATGCTAGGTTAACAACAAGTCTTGCAAGATCATCAGCTGCACTAAACCAACCTGTATCTGTATTCTTCCAATTAAATCTAATTGTTAATCCAATTTTACCTGCAACAAAATTCATTATAACTCCAAAAATGTTTCTACATCTAATGCTTTATCATCGAGGTAATATGTATCAGAATATGGTTTGCCAAAAACTATCTGATCATACTTAACATTATGTTTGGCTAACCATGTAACTGTTATGTGATAAACATCATCAATAATTTTTTTTATATCACCTTTGTGTGTTTTCATTCTTCTAGCTGTGTGTATTATAACCTTATACTCTAAACTGTTTAATTTATCTATAACAGCTTGCATTGGTTTTGCTTGACCATATCTTCTTTCAACATCATCATACTCTAAATTAGGTATGCATAATGTATGATCTAGGTCAACAACAATAGTAGGTTTATCACTCATCTATAATTCTTATATCCGCATCAGTTTCAATTACAACCCTAGCACCACAGTTTAATAAAGGTTTATCATTACCTCCGTATATAACTCTACTAGGTCCCATTATATCAAC